AGGGCGTAGTTTTAATCACATTTGCGTCTGACGGTTCTTTAACCTTACCCATAACAGCAAAAGACTGATCTATCGGATAATCATATGGAAGAAGAAAAAGTCCATTATTTCCATAATCTCCCCAAGTATTAAAACACCACCATGCGTTATATTTTTTTGAGAATCCTGTTAAAATAAGAGCATGATAGCCTGTTAAATCTTTTACATCACCTTGAATTAGTTTAGCAATATAATCTCCGGGTGTATCTGATAAGATTTTATAATCTAATGAATTACTGGAATACCATGGTACACCAATATGAACATAACCATTAGTCATAAGACTTATTTTAATATCATTAGAATTATTAAGTTGTGCAAACGACAGCGTTTTATAATTAGCCGCATCTTTAATAAGATTTTCTGGATTAGATTTATTATAATCAATATTTAATTGTGGTTCTATTTCAATCTTATTAAATAATTCGTTCTTACAAACACCTATATTAACAAGAATTTTTTCTGCATCACGAAGTTCCATACCATCAGAATCTTGATTAGACCTGTTTGCATAAACAAAACTAGGAGATAGTTCAGTATATTTGCCTGTTGCTAATTTATTAAGATGTTCTGCAATATAAGATGAACTAAAACTTGCACACATCTGTGTTTGTCCTTGATCTTTTGTTATATTAGGAGATTCTAGCCTGAATTCATCTGGAATTATAATTTGCACATTTTTATATGTAAGAGCATAATCACGTTTATCTATTGTAGATTTTTTTAATCCACATTGGCCTAAAAAATCATGTTTCTTTTTAAACTCTTCATCTATAATCAACACATCATTCCTTTCTTATTTATTCTCCACTCATACCATTATTTTTTACATCACCCTCATTTGTAAAATCAATATCTTGATTCATAGAATTTGATTGATTTTGAGTATTTATATTTTTTGTATATTGATAATCCTGTATTGACTTTGGAATATCATTACGAGTTAGTTCAGGATGATTTTGAACAATCATTTGCGAAGCATTAATTATATTATTGATAGCAGAAGGTATATCACCTGAATTTAAAGAATTAAACATAGCACTAAATATATTCAATAAATCCGGTAATATATTAGCTCCACATTTTATTTTAGTAGGATTTATAAAAATACACATAAAAAAATATCCAACCACTGTTGCTATAAAAAATGCAATAACACCAAAAAACCATTGATATGCATCTGCTAAATTATTAAACCAACCAATTGTTACCACAACTAACAAAACAGTATCAATAATTAAAGCATAAATTAAAACTTTTTTACTAGTTTCGATATGTTTTTTCTTCATATTGTCACTTCTTATCACTTCACTGTAATCACAGAAATACGTTTACCATTGGCATATAGACCAACACCAGCACATGACTGTAATGCAGTAATTTTATAAAAGTAGTCCTTACCTTTATTTCCATTAAACTGAATTTTTAAAACAGACGAATTTGCGCCTGTTACATATGGCATTGTATCACAAGTTAATTTATATTGATAAGTTTCTCCTTTGTGCATATTAAAATTAAATGGAGTATCAGATGTTACAGGCCAATTATTAACTTGTACAATACACATTCTTTTACCATTAACATACATTCCAACTGTTCCTATATTACAACCAGATACTTTATAAAAATAATCATTACCAGTTTGTGATACAAATACAGGAGCAGAAACAATACTATTATTTGCAGAAACAAATTGTGGCTTAGAAGATGTCGTAATTTTAAACTGATATGTACAATGAGGAGATAGTTTTAAAGTCGTTGTATCTATTGTTACAGCGTTATTTCCAAACAAAGCATCATTATAGCAAACATTCATATCAACACGTCCAGTAATCCCAGAAACACTTCCAGAACTAGAATATTGCCATATATCAGCTATATTAGAATGATTTGCAGAATTTGGAGTACCATTATAGAGTGCCAACCAAAATTTATGTCCATGAGATTTAATAATATTTAAATTAACATAATTTTTTACAAAACTAGCATATGAATAAAAGACCGTTATGTATCCTCTTGCTTTAAAATAATCAAGAAATGTATTTGACATATCTGTTACCAACGATTTATTATGTAAATCTACTTGCGTATCATCCTCGACATCATAAGCAACAAATTTAATATTTTTTACATTTTTTATAATTTCATAACAAATCTGAGCTTCTTGTAAAGAACGTGCAACTGAATTACTATATGAATACCAATAAATTGCCATTGGAATATCATTTTCAATACAACCTTGGACATTTTGATGGAATCTTGCGTCCATTTGTTTGATTTCACGTCCAAAACCAGCACGAATAATTACAAATGAAACAGATTCTTTAAGTTTTTTAAAATCAATATTTTTATTATGAGTAGAAATATCGACACCAATATCTGCCATTCAATTTCTTCCTTTCTTTTATAATAAATTAGACCGCCTATATTTCAAAGCAGTCTATAAATATTATTTATTATACATTAGTAATTTTTGTTGTTTTATTAAAGTATCACTTAAACTATTTGATGTATCAGATGGAATTGTAGGCCATATGACACTATATGGGAATCCTTGCTGTGCTGTAACATCCCTTAGCGCCTGTTTATATGTAGCCCATGACAACTTTTCATCATCCGACATTGCCGTCCATTTTTCGGGATTGCAGTGCTGTAAATCACATGCATTTAGCAAGTTATCACGGTAATTGCGTACTTTTTGTGCTTCCGTATCTTTTTCAGCCTGTTTTGCTTTTTGAATCCATTTGCTATAATTAGCTTCAATCTGTGCTGATAATATTTGTTTATAATTTGTTTCTATTTTATATTTTTCATAATTATATGATGTAATAGGTTTTCCAGTCATTCCATCAACAATTGTATCAGACGTTACATTTGTATAAAAAATTATAGTACATTTATTATTGTTTCTAAGAATTTCAAATGATTTATTTGGCATGACTGTGCTTGTTATTTTCACGCTTTATTACTCCTTTTATTCGTTTTATATTAACATATGGTTTAATCCATTTTTGATATAATTGATAACTATTACTATGTTTTACCCATCCTAAATAAGAAATAATAGCCATACAATTATGTACATTCCATGATTTCTTTTTAAACGTTCGTTTGACTTTGCGAGTTATTCTTAACATTATTGTACGTCGCAAAATTGTTTTATAATGAAAAAATCTATAACCTAAAAAATCAATGCCACGAGAATCAGTTCTAAAAACTTGATAATTTGATTTTAATACCAATCCAATATTATTTAAATAATCAGAAATTAAACAACAATCTTTATATAATTCTCTTTTATTAGAACCCAACAAAACCATATCATCCATATAACGTATATAATATTTAACGTGCAACTGTTCTTTAATATAATGGTCTAAATTTTGTAAATAAAAATTTGCAAACCACTGGCTTGTTACATTACCAATAGGCAAACCATTTTCACCACTATCAATTATTAAATCAATTAAATGTAATAATTTTTTATCTTTAAACTTGTTTCTAAACATTTGTTTTAAACAATTTTGGTTTATTGATGGATAAAAATGATGAATATCGAGTTTTAAACAATATTTTGTATGTTTTCTATCATTATGTAACCATTTTTCTAAATACTTTTTCCCATAACTAATACCACGATAAGGAATAGAACCGCAAGTAAAATCATACATACCTTTATATAAATAAGGTTGAATTTGTTGCAACAATGCCCATTGTACTATTTGGTCAGGATAAAATTTAGGAATATAAATAATGCGTTCTTTTTTACTAATTCCATCTTTAATAGTTTTCCTTTTATATGGAGATGGAATATAAGATTGCTTTATTAATATTTGTTGAATATTTCGTACACAGCTATTTATATTATTTAAAACATACCGCACATCTTTTCTACTCCGTTTGCCTTTAGAAGCATTTTTAATAGCTAATTTAATATTTTCTATATCATAAATTTTTTCATAAATATATCCAGTTCTTTTCAAATTTCTTATTTACCTCACAGATTTTCAATTATTTACTAATCTATGCCATATCGGCGTATTTTTGGCAAGAGCCAAGGAATATAAAATGCAAAAATTGTATAAAAATAAGAAAGCGAAGCGTCAATATTCGTGTTCACATTAGAAGCAGTATTATTCAGATTCACATAAAAGAGTCCTGCATTAGTGCTATTACTCCAATTGCCACTGCATTTTATATCCCTAATTTAAATTATTTTAATTATATATAATTAAAAGTGGGCTGACCGCCCCCTTAAAACCCCTGTTAGACAGGTGTGAAAGAAAGCGAAGCGTCAATATACGAG